CAATTATTGACTTCACAGAAGGTAATCCATTCGGGAGTCTATAATGCTAGGTACAACTTACTATCATCAAACAATTAGAAAATATGTAGCCGTTTTTGGTACTTTATTTAATGACATTAATGTAGTGCGCAGAGATGCAAGTGATGTTATCAAAGAACAAATAAAAGTTCCTATTGCATATTCTCCAAGAGATAGATGGATTCTCCGATTAAGACGGGCACGTGGAGTAAGTGGAACAGATGAAGCAGTCGCAATGTCTTTACCACGAATGGGATTTGATCTTACAGCAATTACATATGATGGAACTAGAAAATTAAATACAATGGGTCAAGTTTATTCTGCTAATACTGCGGCGGGAACTAGTACTCTTATGAAACAGTTTAATCCTGTACCATATAATTTTGATTTCAGTTTGTATTCAATGGTTAGTAATGCAGAAGATGGTGCACAAATTTTTGAACAGATTGTGCCATTTTTTACTCCGGAATTTACGGTAACGGTGAATTTGATTCCATCAATGAACATTGCTCCAGATGTTACTATGATCTTAAATGGTGTTCAGATTGAAGATAATTATCAGGGAGATTTTCAATCAACCAGAGAAATTATTTGGACATTGAATTTTCAAATGAAGGGATACATTTATCCAGATGTGAAAACCGGATCAGTTGTTAAAACGGTAATTGTTAATCTTAGAATGCCCGGTGATAGTCAAGTATCAGAACCAGAATATATTATAGCAGAAGATAGTACAACATTTTCTACCAATTATTTAATTTTGAACGCTGATGCTGGATCACCAGACGCAACAGGAACAATGAGAATATTAAACGAATCAAGTTCAGAATCCGTTGGTGCAGCAGGAATTAAATCACGATATACTGTAACTCCAGGGCCGACAGACGCTACCGCAAATGATGATTTCGGATTTACAGAAACAATGGAATATTTTAATGATAATATAGATAATGATCCAATAACAGGACTTGACGTGACTTTATAATATGGAGAATTGAATGAACAATGATAATCGCATAGATGAAATACTTGAAATTACTAGTTTGGTTCCTTCATCAGAAATAAAACCAGAATCATCCGCAAGAGTTATTCCACAAAATGGTAAAGATGATGATATTGATTATAATTATGCCCGCGGGAATTACTACAATTTAATCGAAAGAAATCAAGACGCCGTAGAAGAGATGTTGGAGATTGCTAAGCAATCAGAACACGCTCGCAGTTTTGAAGTTGTGGGTCAGCTCATTAGGGCTGGTCTGGAGGCCAACGACGCCCTGATGTCTCTACATAAAACCAAAAAAGAATTAAGTGCAGAAAAAAGCGGTCCAACACAAGTGACAAATGCGCTGTTCGTTGGATCTACTGCGGAGTTACAGAAGTTGTTGAAAAGTAAGTTGAAAGAGGAAAAATGATATATAGTGGTAGAGAGAGTGTAATCAGCACTCTCCCCACCTAACACACTAACCTTTAAGGGAGATTAGCATGTCTAAAATATATATAGATCCATTAAATCTCGGCCCCATTCTTATAGATACTAAAGACTTTTCACAATGTGAGGTGGATAATTATACCGTGCCGTGGGGATTTCAAAAAGGTGTTCCACATACGAAGGCTCATTGTAAAAACATTAGTAAAGCACTCAAAGGAAAGAAAGCTGGAGCAGGACAAATCGCTGCTACTAAAGCGGCCGCCAAAGCAAATAAGGGAAAGAAAAGACCAGAACATTCCAAATTGATGAGAGAAAGATATGAGAAGGGTGAATTATTCATGCCTAGAGGCCAAGGAGGAGGTAAACGAACAGGTCAAGCCTTGGAAAACATAAGAAAAGGTGTTCAAATGAGAAAAAAACAAGTATCATGTATTAAATGTCACAAACCCACAGATGGATCTATGTTTGAAGGTGCGTGGATGTGTCATTTTAGTAATCATCATAAGAGTTGTTGAGGAAAAACCCAATGGCATCAACCACATACCTCGGCAATCCACAACTCAAAAATGTGGGTCAAAAAATAGAGTGGACAACTGAATCACTCGCCGAATATATGAAATGTAAGGAAGACCCAGAATACTTCATACGTAATTATGTCCAAATTATTCATGTGGATCGTGGTTTAGTTCCTTTTGAAATGTATGATTATCAAAAGGATATGATTCATAAGTTCAATGATAATCGTTTTGTGATCTGTAAAATGCCTAGACAGACAGGAAAATCAACCACCATCATAGCTTTTCTTCTCTATTACATTCTGTTTAATGAAAGTGTTAATGTCGCTATTCTTGCCAACAAAGGATCTGTGGCAAGAGAACTTCTTTCTAGATTACAACTTGCCTATGAACATTTACCTAAGTGGATGCAGCAAGGAGTGGTTATATGGAACAAAGGAAACATTGAAATAGAGAATGGTTCAAAGGTTATAGCTGCGGCGACTTCTAGTTCTGCTGTTCGAGGTAGTTCATTTAATATCATTTTTCTTGATGAGTTTGCTCACGTTCCACAAAATATAGCAGAAAAATTCTTCACCTCTGTTTATCCTACAATTTCTTCTGGTGAATCGACTAAGGTACTTATTGTTTCAACTCCACTTGGACTGAATATGTTCTACAAAATGTGGGTGGATGCAGAAGAAAAAAGAAGTGATTATATACCAATTGAAGTTCATTGGTCAGATATGCCAGGAAGAGATGAGAAGTGGAAAGCAGAAACNGTACGTAATACTTCTGAAATACAATTTACACAGGAATTTGANTGNGAATTTGTGGGGTCAACATATACATTAATTGCTCCATCAAAACTTAGAACGATGGTTTTTAAGAATCCAATACACAGTAATAATAATTTAGATGTGTTTGCTGAACCAATAAAGAATCACACATACGCTTTAGTAGCAGATAGTGCTCAAGGAAAAGGTGTAGATTATTCAGCATTTATTGTATTTGATGTTTCTGAAATGCCGTACAAACAAGTAGCAAAATTTAGAGATAATACCATTTCTCCTATGTTATATCCAAATGTAATTTACAATGTGGGGAATAAGTATAATTGTGCTCATGTNTTAATAGAGGTAAATGATATTGGTTCTCAGGTGGCGGACACTCTACACCATGATCTAGAGTACGAAAANATAATGATTATTACGATGAGGGGAAGAGCAGGACAACAGATTGGTGGTGGATTCGCAAAGAACATTCAATTAGGAATAAGAACCAGTAAACAAATCAAGAGGATTGGATGTGCTACCCTAAAGGATATAGTAGAACAAGATCAATTGATTATTCCAGATTATGAAACGATTAGAGAACTTACAACCTTTGCTCTAACAAATAATACATATCAAGCAGAAGAAGGTGCACACGATGATTTGGCAATGTGTTTAGTTATATTCTCATGGTTGGTGAATCAACGATATTTCAAGGAGTTAACAAATATGGATATCAGAAAAAAAATGTGGGAAGAACAAATGGAAACTTTAGAACAGGATATGTTGCCGTTTGGAATTATAGATGATGGGATGGAAGAAGAAACTTTTAAGGATGATAAAGGTACTGTATGGACAGTAGACGATGAACAGGCTAGAATATATTATTAAAAGGGTCTATATCACCAAAATTAACTTCTGTGGGGGGATTGTTAATTTCAGATATTAAATCTTTAATTTTGGTAGATAAATCAGGCCTTTCTTTTTTTAATCTATTTAGAAAGTTGATAGAGCCAGTGACTAATTGATCTGGATGAATAGTTAATCTTTTTCCTGTCTTTCTTTTATTGGACACTTCTAGATGTTTGGGGTTCACACAAGATGGATTGAAACAGGTTTGTGTAACTACTTCATTAGCTGATAGGTCACCTCGTACTGCAGAAATTGACGAAAAATTACCATATATCATAAAAGCATATCTACTGGCAGGTATAGTTCGACCCATAACAGAAAACATTCCATGACCTGTTTTATTTTTAGAAGCAAGCCAGATATGACATTCTGTGTGTTTTTCAGAACGATCAATTTTTTTAAGAAATCGTTCTTTTATTTTTTCGTTTTCTATTAGTTTATATTTGTCCATTTGTTCCATTTCGTATATTTATGATATTACTTTATATTTATGGTTTTAGAGAACTAGAAAAACATAAATAACTGTAATATGGTATAATAAAATCCATAAACCACAATCTTTCAACTTAAATCTATAGGAGAGATAAGATGCCTTTTACAATTAGCCCAGGCGTTGTTACTAAAGAAATTGATCTTACTACAATTGTTCCCGAATTTTCCATGACGGAAGGTGCAATTGCAGGCCCATTTAAATGGGGTCCAGCATTTGATCGTGTAACAGTATCCAATGAATCAGAAATGGCAAGTATATTTGGAAAACCTAACGCCGCCACATACAAAACATGGTTTACTGCCGCCAGTTATCTCGCATATTCGGGAAATCT